AATCCAGTAAATATGAAGGATTGGCAGAAGACAGCACTTGCCAACGGATCAGTAATTAAGAGTGAATATTATAGAGATCCAACAATTAATGTAGTAACATCACTCCTATCTAACGCAAATACGTATTTAATAGGGTTAAATACAATCACTTCATTTGATGGAGGTGCAACTGGTCAACAATTAGTAAATGTTGCAAGTCAATTAGTCAACAATACTATTGTGATGTTTAAAAAACACACATCAAATATTTCAGGACTTACTACAGCTACACCAGTTTTTGGTGCTAGTGCAACATCAGAATTTCCAGATTATGACACAGCAACAGGTATTGGTCAAGAACTTTTGTTGATTTTGAATACTACAGATCAATTAGCAAATGCTGTTCCTTTGCTTGGTAACTTTACAAGTCTTTTCATTAATGATGATATCTCGGCAAATACATTAAATATCGTAAGTGACATAATTACGGTCCAAAATTCTTTATATCTTGATGCTAACTCAAACGTTTGTTGCAATTTGTCTACAGGTGCTTTAACCACTCTAGTAAGCAGAGCAGAAAGTGCAAATAATCTCTTGTCATCCAGAAGAACACATGATGTAAATTTTTACAGGAACAGTTTGTCTATTATTAGTGATTATAGGAAGATTGATAGGCTAGGTAGAGTTGGAAATACACAGAATTATTTGATTACAAATTATATTGGCACAGACAATTATATTGAAAAATTACAGGCAAATACTTAAAAAGGTATCATAAATAAGCCATGGCAACCGTAGTCACTCAAACATTAAAACGATATAAAGATTTGGATTTGAATTTTCAAGTTCATCCAATCAAAAAAGATATCAATAAAACTCTTGATGAAATGGCAGTGATATATGCCGTCAAGAATTTAATTTTGACTAATCACTACGAACGTCCATTTCATCCAGAGATTGGTTCAAATTTGAATAAACTCATGTTTGAGAACATGGATTCCATCACAGTAAGTGTGATGAGAAAAGAATTTGAACAGGTAATAAAGAATTTTGAGCCTAGAGTAAATATAAAAGAAATTGAAATTATTCCAGAATATGATGAAAACCGATTTAGTGTTAAGATGACTTTTTACATTCTTAGCAGAACCGAACCAGTAACGATAGAATTTTTCTTAAATAGAGAAAGATAAAATGGCAGACCGTTTAAACATATCCGAATTAGACTTTGATCTAATAAAACAGAACCTAAAAGATTTTCTTCGAAATCAAACTGAATTTCAAGATTATGATTTTGCTGGTTCTGGATTGAATGTTCTTTTGGACGTTCTTGCCTATAACACTCACTATAATGCTTACTATCTGAACATGGTGGCCAATGAGTCATTTATGGATAGTGCTGCATTAAGAAATTCTGTTGCTTCCCATGCAAAAAGAATTGGATATGTTACTCGGTCAGCTAGAGCACCAAGAGCAATAGTCAATATTACTGTCGCAACCGGCAATTCAACCGCAGGTTCATTAACAATACCAAGAGGATATATTTTCTTCTCTTCCCAGATCGATGGAGTTACCTATAAATTTGTTACTCTTGATTCATATACTGTTGCTAAGATTGGCACAAATTTTGTATTTACCAATATTCCAATCTATCAAGGAAGCTTGCTAAGTTATTCATTCGTCAATAGCTACTCTTCAAATCCAAAACAATTATTCACGATTCCATCCACAGATATCGATACCAGCAGTCTTATTGTTAATGTCCGTCAATCGTCAGGAAATACAACTTCTGTGGTGTATGAAATGTCTGAAGATGTATTGAATATTCAATCCGATTCTGAAGTGTATTTCTTGCAAGAAGGAAAAGATGGACGATACGACATTTATTTTGGTGACAATACTATAGGTAAGAAAATACCTAATGGTGGTATTGTAACAGCAGAATACTTAATTACCCAAGGTGAAGTAGCAAACAAAGCAAATAGCTTTATCGGCACAGCTTCAATTTCTGGGTATACATCAATAAACATTAATGAAATTTCTTCAGCATCCGGTGGTTCTTCAAGAGAGACTGTTGATGAGATTAAGTTTGCAGCACCATTAAGTCTGCTTTCACAGAATCGTGCAGTTACAAAAAACGATTATATTCGTTTGATTCAGCAAAAGTATCCACAATTTGAAGCAGTTAATGTATGGGGTGGTGAAGAAAACGATCCACCAATCTATGGTAAAGTATTCATTTCAGCAAAGCCAAAGCTTGGATTTGAAGTGACACAGACTGAAAAAGAATATGTAAAAGAAACCATATTAAAGCCAATAAGTATATTGACTGTTACCCCAGAAATTGTGGACATTGATTACAATTATCTAAAAATCACATCATCTGTATATTACAACAAAACAAAATACAATGGTTCACAATCACAGCTTGAAGATGGTATAAGAACAACAATACAAAACTATACATCAACAAATCTAAATCAATTTAATACCTACTTGAATTTTTCAGGTTTAGAGACAAGCATTGACAGTTATAATCGTTCAATTGTTTCTAATCAAGCAGAATTGTTTGTTGCTAAAAAATTCAGACCAGATTTAATTAATTCTGATAACTATGTTCTTGACTTTGGTTTTGAGTTAACCAAAGGCACTACAAACGATAACTTCTATTCTTCACCAGATTTTACTTTAGTGGATGAGACTGGTGTTAGCAGACAGTGTTTCTTTGAAGAAGTGCCATCTTCGTTTACTGGTTTAGAATCAATCAGTGTTACAAATCCTGGCCTGAATTATACAACAACACCAACCATCGAAATTGTTGGTGACGGAACAGGTGCCACAGCAAGAGCAGTGATTGTTAATGGAAAAATAAAAGAATTTGTTGTAATAACACCTGGTATTGGATACACTACAGCAGCAGTTAGAATTGTCGGTGGTGGTGGAACTCTAGGCGAAGGAACAGCGATTCTCCAAGGAAGATATGGACAGATTAGAATTTCATATTTCAAGTTGGATGAAATCAGTAGTCAAAACACTAAAGTCATTATCAACAAGAGTAAAAATGATGGTGTGACTGGAACAATTGATTATCTACTTGGTAAAATTTACATAAACAATTTCAATCCAACAGCAGTCAATAATGCATTCGGTGATATTATGGTTCACATGATACCACGGAATTATATAATCCAATCTAAATTAAATAAAATGCTGGTTTTAGATGATCAAGATCCAACTAGTATTATTGTTAAAATGGTAGCGATTTAATGGAATCAGTATTAACTTCGACTGTTGTAGAAAAACAATTACCAGATTTTATTCGTTCTGAGTATCCATTATTCGTAGCTTTCCTTAAAAGGTATTATGAGTGGTTAGAAAGCTCAACTGCATTCACTGGAATTGATGTAACATCTGGTACAAATTATGCTCTTTCAAGTTTAAAAGACTCTATTGACATTGATGATGCCAATTCAGACTATTTGGATTTACTAAAGAGGGATTTGCTACCTTATTTTCCAGAAAACATCTTAGCTGATAAGCGACTATTTCTAAAATTAATCAGTCATTTTTATAAATCAAATGGAACACCAGATTCTGTAAAGTTTCTTTTTCGGGCATTGTATAATGAAAATATTGATATCTATTACCCCAAAGAAGACATCCTAAAATCATCTGATGGTAAGTGGGTTTTACCCCTAGCGTTACGGATCGAACCATTATCAAATTCGCAGTATGTATTCAATATAGAAAAAACAAAAGTAACAGGTCAAACATCAAAAGCAACAGCGATAGTTGAAAAAGTCATACAATCAGTTGATAGACAATTGGGCATTCAATATACCGAATTATATATTTCAAACATTGAAAGATTGTTTGCAACAGGTGAAATTTTAAGTGCGACTTTTAATGATGGCGTTACCGATATTACAGTTACCGCTAGATTGATTGGTGCTCTATCTGAAATTGCAATTGATCCATTAAATCGTGGTCTGTATTATCAAGCTTATGATCCTGATACTGGTTATGATGGAGATCCAGTAACTATTATTGGCGGTTTAAATCCATCATCTGGTAATCCAATTGGTGCTCTAGCTTATGTTGGTTCAACAACAAAGGGTGGCGTCACTGGTATTGAAGTCACTAATAGTGGTTTTGGCTTTAGATCAACAAGTAATATTTCATCATCATATACATCCAACGTTGCGATATTAGATTTTACTGGCGGTTTTGATGGAGCAACTTCAGGCACTGAAGCAAAAGCACATATAGATTTGGTTGACGGTTCAATAGTTAGGAATATAAATCTTAGCGCAATGTCAATATCAACATTGAATGGTTTATATGCTAATGTTAATGTTGCCACTA